TGTCTTTAATGTCTTTGCCTTGATACTTCTCAGGAAGGTCATCTTCTGCGTTGCTTGGCTCTTCTACAGGAGCTTCAACGGGTTCTTCAGTTGGTTCTTCTTGAGGTTCTAAGGATGTAAACTCTTCACCTTCTTGTAGTAGTTCGGGTTCTTGATCTAATATACGTGCCATATTGTTAAACTCCGTGCCGTAGCATTATGGATGTATTATTTCTTAGCGGCTCTTTCGTGATCCCTTGCCCACTTATCATCAGCATCGGGCCATCCAATGCCTTTGAACTGTGTGGATACACTAGAGATTATCCGCTGTGCTGTTTCACCGCATGTTGGGCAAGTGGCAAATTGATCCAAGTGGTCAATCCACTGTTCTTCTACCAAAGCACATGCAGTACATTTGAAATCAAATCGTCTGAGCATCAAAGCTCTCCAAGTTGACTTCATAATTTGTTTTTATCCCGTCTTCAAAACTTAATAGCCTTTGAAGGATATTACGTTCGCCTAAGACACGATAAAGTTCTGTTTCATCTTTGATGTCTTCAATACGATAGGAATCAAAGATTTCTTGTATTTCAGTTTGAAACTGCTTCCAACCTTTGGTTGTAAACAGATCTAAATAGAGTTCATAATACTCTTGATCTTCTGGGGTCAAAGCATTCTCCTTCTATCGGTGCTCTGAATATATAAATATTATAGCATACTTTTTTAAAAATGTCAAGCCTCTTCAGCAACTTTTGTTGTAGTTTTTTTCACGGACTTTGGTTTTTCTTCTAACGCTGTGATGCGTTTATCTAATTTGTCCAGAATTTTATTAATTTGATTGACAACTTGTTGAAGTTCTGTTTTTGTAATCATTAGTTTTTCCTCATTTGCATTGCAACAATATCTTCTTTTGTTTCTAGCTCACGCTCTTTGAGAACTAATTCAGCTAATTTAGCTCGTTGTTCAAAGTCAATTTCTGCATCATCTTTGCCAATGTTTTTCAGCAAAGCGTCCAGTCGTTCTGTCTCAGCTTCAACAGGTAGCAATTGAGTTTCAACATTATTCTGTTGAACCCTTGACATAATCTCTGCGGTCTGTGCTTGAACATTCTGCAGAGTTGCTTGTTGCTTTGCCATCTCAATCTGTTGTAATTGTGATTGCATTTGTTGTAGTTCTGGATTTGGTTGATTAGCTTGTTTGAGTCCTGCAATAATTTCTTCACGATTACTCAAGTTCATGTTATCTACAATTGACTCAATCAACATTGGGTACATTGGCGATTCAGGTGACATCGTTTGTAGTAATTGAACAAGTTGTGTTACTTCATATTCACGAGCAATAATCCCCAAAGAACTGGCAGGTACAAACTTATAATCCTGTGCAGGGTAACGCTGTGGATCAAATTGCATATAACGATATGCAGTTTTACGTACAAACGGTAATAAGAATGCTTCTTGGAAATTAATCAATGTACGCTTGTGTCGCTTGATAATTGCTCCAAGTGACATTGAAATGCCTGCGGCAGTTGAGTCACCGTTGATACTGCCGGGTATTCCTGCGGCATCAATTGCCCCGGTTGCCATCTGCACCATATTCATTAAGTCTTTGCCCTGTGCAAATGTAACTTGATCGAGTTGACCAAAGTTAAATGGTTGCAGGATTTCACGTGGATTACCATTTGTTAAAATTGCTTTACCCGGACGAATTTCCATCTTAGCGCCACGAGGAAGCCTTGAAGCATCTACAGCTAACATTGGATGTACGGTTAATGCTAACGCATCAATACGAGCACGTAATTCCGCATCTAAGGCTTTTTGTGCATTGTATCCTTTCTCACAGATACCACGGCCCCAGAAGCGACCCGGAACAATATCCCAAGGAAATGCAACAACTGGCCGATCTTGCATCATGTAGGGATTCAACTCAGCTTTTAATAGTGTACCGCCATTGGCAATAACTACAATTGCTTCGACGTATTCCGAGTCTTCTTCTTCCTCACTAACTTCATCTGTTCGGTTTGCATCAAACAAATACTTTGGGACAAGACCATAATATTTAGTTAACCGAACTTTATCATCTGAATAGATTGTCAAGTCCTGATCTGGTTCTAAGTCCTGATCTGGTGCGGCAGACGTGACAGAAGCATCGTTATATATGCCTGCTTCTTGAGCTAAGTGAATTTGATGTAATGGTACAAACTCATCGATTGCAACACCCAAGGCTTCATCAATATGCGTTGCAACAGGATCAATCAAAAAGTTTTGTGGTAGTACAGGACGTAATTTAAATACAGTACGAGGGCGTGATATCACACCGATAGCTTGCATTTGCCCTTCCATCACTGGTTGAGAGCTTGGTGTTAACTCAGTCTGTTCTTCTGCAACAATTTCACCAATGCCTACACCAAAGACAGCCGCATTAAGAATACATTCAGCAATTGCTTTGCGAGCAGAAACAAATTGAAAATCCTCATCCAAGTGATTCCGCATATGATAGATGTCTTGATTATTTGTATCCATCATATCATCTTTAATATCGAACCACTTACCACGACCAAATGTTGCTTCTTCGACTTCAGCAACAGCAGACTCAACAGCTTGTTGCAATGCAGGACTAATTAAGCGTGAACGCTCAGACACTCGCATCACATCGGATGGATCCCATATGCCTCGCCAAAGCCGGTAGTATTCGTCAAACTTTTCTTGATAGTTTGATTCATAATGATCTCGCCATTGGTTGCATTTCTGCATTACCCAATCTTCTAGCGAACTGTCATTTTCAAAGTTGTGATCGTAGTCCATGTTAATATCCTGCTACTGGGTCTAAAATTTCAAAGTCATCTTCTTCAACATCGAAGTGATAAGCAACCTTCGCCATCTGATCGATATAGGCTAAGGAGTCTACTAAGTCATCGTGTACTAATGGATTTGGAAACTGAAATAGTTCATCCAAGAATTGTGCATTCCAATCTCCTTCATTTAATGTAATCTGTCCATGTTCAAATCGTCCCTGCAATGCCCAAACAATTCGATCCGTTTTCTTTTTATTGCCGTGTGTTAATTCTTCGATCCTAAAAAATCTTTGGTCTGATTTCATAATATCTGTCAGGTAGGGTAAGACAGCATTCTTCAATGCTCCTTTTTCAATCCCAACTGCAATAGGTTCATAATATGAAACAGCATCAAATATTTTCTTTGCAGTTTTTTTAATATCCCATCGACCATGTACAATATCAGCAACCCACCATCCGTGTTCATTGACTTTAACAATTGAGATTGCTGTTTGGTCTAACTTTTTATTCTTAGACTTTGCTGTTGATTGAACATCTGCAAAGCCTGCAAGGTCAACTGCAATATAATAATCTCCGATTTCAGGTTCTTCATCATCAAACTGTACCCAATCTTCTTTAAAGATTTCTGAACCCATTGCTTCAAAGCTCGCTAAGAATTCCTGTCGGAATGCATAGCTAGACATTGATTTCTTTGCAGTGTCAATTTCTACAGGATCGAGCAATGGATTATCATAGCTTGTAAAGTGCCAAGACTTATATGTTGTATCATCTTCAAGTTCTGCATACTGGTACAGTTCATAGAAGTGATTTCGACCCATAGGCGTACCAATAAACATTGCTTGGCCTTTTTGGTCTGCTAAAGCCGGTCTCAGGATTTGTTCCCAAACACTCGGCTTCATATCCGCATATTCATCCATTACAAGGAATTTAAGAGAGACCCCTCGCATTGTCTCCGGTCTATCCGCACCCTTTAATGAAATTGTACATCCATTAATCAAGGTGATCTGTAGGTTATTGATATGAGATCCTTTGACAACAGGATGAGCAAGCTCAAGTAAAGTTTGCCACATAATATCTCTAGCCTGCCCTTGAGTCGGTGCAACATAAAATACATGTCCTCGATCAGTTTGCAATGCATTAATAATTAACATCCAAGCCGCTAATCGTGACTTGCCTGTTCGTCGCCCTGCGGCAACTATTTTAAATCGAGTAGGATCGTTAAAGACTTCTTGTTGCCAAGGAAGAAGCTCAACATTAAGATCCACGCATTAGCTCCACAAGCTCTTTGCTACGGCGACCTGTTTGACCATACCACTTTGAATCAACCATTTCATCAGCGGCTTGATTATAAAAGCCTGCGTTGACTGCTTCAATCATGCGT